TTCAATCTTTGCATTTTTCTCGTTGCTGGCCTTCTCATGCATGAGTTTATTTAGGTCATCCTCCAAATACTCAATGCGTCCTGTTTTGTACGCATTCGGGTCCCATGGCATCCATAGTCCTACTGGACCAACATAGACATCATGGTTAGGGTCAAGCTCACGAAGCATTTTACAACGCATTTCTGCCTCCTCTTGTGTTGAATATACACCTCGCACCTTCATGCCTCTTGTAGATGTTTGAAACTTGTGTTGTGAATTAAATCGTTTCTCGAGGTCATCTTCTTGGAGGTCCAAAAAGTTTTTATAATCATCTTCGATTGTGAATTTATTGAGTTCATCACGCTCCTCGCTGACAAAATCCTTGTAGTCAGTCATAATTGTATCTGTCTCAAGGTTGTACTTGTAGCACATAAAATTCAAGAATCCTTGAAATTTTTCCATTGACTTGGCCATGTCCCATTTCTTGACAAACTCTTCCATGAAGAAAAGTTCCTTATTTTTCAAAATTTTATCGGGTGATACAAATGAAACACAGACAAACTTTTGACCAGGAATAGGTTTGTCTTCATCCAATAAATCTACATATGTAGGAAGCGTAGAATCGGTTGAAGTATCGAGTGCTTCTTTACTCAACATGTTATAATTATACAGTTATATTTCTTTTAAGTAATTTGAACTCATTAACTTTTTTTTCTGGTTATTTAATATAATGCTCGATCTTGGAGAAGTTTTACGTCGATTGATTAAATATTTGGTTGAAGGTTTGATGGTGGCGATTGCATGCTTTGCTATTCCTGAAAAAAGCATGAATATTGAGGAAATCGCCCTTATTGCCCTCACTGCTGCAGCAACATTCAGCATCTTGGACACATACATCCCAACAATGGGTGTATCTGCACGAACAGGTGCTGGCTTCGGTATTGGTGCTAACTTAGTTGGTTTCCCAGCATCCCGTTAAATGATTTTCTAAAACAGAAGTGGTATATGCGCACCACATTATTATTTAGGAGAAGATGAAAATAATTACATGATATTATGATGTATCATACTATCATATGTAACCTTACAAAATATAATTCAATACATATACATTAGCCCTATAAGTCACACTTATAATGTAGGTATAAATTCCCAGTCAAGTTCATCACATATTTTCTTCCAAATGTCATCTTGCTCCATCCGTTTTTCACGGTCTTTTAACATGGGGAAAAATGGTAAAAAATGTCGCTGGTCAAGCAATTCGCACAATTTATACACAGTATAATAATAGTTCAAAAAGTTCACGCGGTCATCAGGACAAAATTTTGCATAAGGGGCTTGTATTTCCATGAACAAATTACATAATGTCTCTTCCAATTCAGGACTCATTATGGGTGGTTTGATACCAATCATATCCTTAATAAATGGAATATGTTCATAGTATTTGTTATACCCAAGTTTTTTAAGAATTTCTTTCGCTTTGGTGTTTGTAAACTGGCGAAGTTCGATTCGCTCTTTCTTGATTTGATGTTTAATATCATCAATGACCTTATCAGGTATTTGTGTACTTTCCTTTGCTTGAAATTGTGCAAGAATTTCACGAAAATGATTGATGCGCTTGTAAGCATAAAAACATACTTCTTTGGGAGGTTCTTTATATGATTGCTTCTCACTTTCCACTATGAATTGAACATGCTTGTGGCAATTATTACACACCATAATGCCTTCATCTTCGACAGGAACCAATTCACCAGATGTACAATATTGACAACTGTACTCATTATATGTGTAGTCGTTGATGTTTAAGAATGAATCATCAATATTTACAAAATATTGGGTCACATCTTTTGATGTTGTAGTTGTCGATGATGACGTACCATTTTGACTATTCTTATTCTTATCACTTGCTTCCGTATTGACTTTGAAGAAGTTGTCCAAAACACGTTTCGTAGATGGTTCATTGTTTGCGATATTTTTCTTGTCCTCAAAATAATTGAAAATCAATTCTGAATTTTGAAGCAAATAATCTTTCTTCTTTTTTTTCAATAATTTTATTTCTTTTTGAATACGAGTAATTTCATCTCTTATATCTAATCGATTATCAATACTTAATCCACGTGTTTTAAGACTTTCTTTCAAATTCTCAACCTTTTCTTGTAATGTTGGTATTGTTTCATTTTCTACAACGTGAAATCGTTCAAGTATGTCATTGTGCTTTGAATCAAGAGTAGCTGAGCGTATTTCATCCACAAATAATTGCTTATTTGTTTTGGGTTTAAATGATGGCATTAATACTAAACATAACGATTTCTTTTTATATTGAAATTTTTGAGTTAGGAAACTGGAAATCTATACGGTAATTTATGTATTTTTAAATACATGACAATTCTAATAATGGGACAAAATTCAAAAAATGAAGACTTACATATAAATGATAATGAAACACCACTTGATAAACGCTCTCTTTTAAAACTGAATTTCATTGATAATGCACTTAACAGTGGATGGTCTGTTAAGAAACAAGACAACTGTTATATATTTAGCAAAAAGCATGAGAATCGACGAGAAGTATTTTCGGACGAATATTTAGAAAAATTCATTGTAGAAAATAATACATATCAACCATAAACTGACGTCATAATCGTTGTGGAAAACATCATGTCACCCTTTGACAAATGACAATCACCCATTCATACATTGTATAATATTTTCATTCAAGTATACAATTTATCTCAGAAATTAAGCAAAAAAATTAAGGAATTTATAGTGATTTATCAAAATTTTTATCTGTACTATTATTATAATCATGGGTGGTGGACTTATGCAACTCGTAGCTTATGGCGCTCAAGACGTATACCTAACAGGTAATCCTCAAATCACTTTCTGGAAAGTAACATACCGTCGTTACACCAACTTCGCGATGGAATCCATTGAACAAACATTCAATGGTCAAGCCGACTTCGGTCGTCGTGTGACATGCACAATCAGCCGCAATGGTGATCTTGCCTACCGCACTTACCTCCAAGTAACTCTTCCTCAAATCGACCAAAACATTGCCACAGATGATGTGTATGCTCGCTGGTTAGATTTCCCTGGTCATCAACTCATCTCCCAAGTTGAGGTTGAAATTGGTGGTCAACGCATCGACCGTCAATACGGTGACTGGATGCACATCTGGAACCAACTTACACTCCCCTCTGAACAACAACGTGGATACTACAAGATGGTCGGTAACACAACACAACTCACATACGTAACAGACCCCACATTCGCTGACGTTAACGGACCCTGTGGTACAGGTGCCCCCGTAAACGTATGCGCTCCCCGCAACGCCCTACCTGAAACAACACTTTACGTACCCCTCCAATTCTGGTACTGCCGCAACCCTGGACTTGCGCTTCCCCTCATTGCCCTTCAATACCACGAAGTCAAGATCAACCTTGACCTCCGCCCCATTGACGAATGTCTCTGGGCGATGAAGAAACTTAATGAAGCAAGTGGTGATGCTCGCGTAACTGCCGCATACAACCAATCCCTCGTTGCCGCGTCCCTATACGTCGACTACATCTTCCTTGATACAGATGAACGTCGCAGAATGGCACAAAACCCCCACGAATACCTCATTGAACAACTTCAATTCACAGGTGATGAATCTGTTGGTTCCTCTTCCAACAAGATCAAGCTCAACTTCAACCACCCTTGCAAAGAACTTGTATGGGTTGTCCAACCTGATGCCAACGTTGACTACTGTGCTGCCTACAAGGGTGGCACACTTCTATACAAGGTACTTGGTGCCCAACCTTTCAACTACACAGATGCCGTCGATGCTCTACCCAACGCGCTACATGCCTTCGATGATGACAGCACCCACCTCGGTTCTGCATCTACATTCCTCCAAAGCGATGACATGCCTGGTACCACTGCTGGAAAAGCCAAGGGTGTCACAGATGCGTCTACATTCGTTCTTGGTGAAACCGCCCTTGACATGCACTGCTGGGGTGAGAACCCTGTAGTAGTTGCCAAGCTACAACTTAACGGCCAAGACCGCTTCTCTGAACGTGAAGGCAGCTACTTCGACTGCGTACAACCCTTCCAACACCACACACGTGCCCCTGATGCTGGTATTAACGTATACTCTTTCGCGCTACGCCCCGAAGAACACCAACCATCTGGCAGCTGCAACTTCTCCCGCATTGATAATGCCACACTCCAACTTGTACTCTCCAACAACGCCATTGGTGACACCAACACTGCCAAGGTACGTGTATACGCCACCAACTACAACGTGCTCCGCGTAATGAGCGGTATGGGTGGTCTTGCCTACTCCAATTAGATTGATTATTTGTATTCTAATACTGAATATAATCGTCAAGATAATTTGAATTCAAGCTAAGCTGAATTTCACTTGAATATTTGAAGAAATAAATTTATAGATTATAAAAATTTATAAA